AGTATTATCATAACTTAAATTACCATTACCACTAGCTGTATTTGTACATACACTTATACTTGTTAAATCTATTAAATCTGGTGTACTTAATGTAGAAACATTATTATACTGTGAAGCTCCATCGCCTATTTTTAAAATTTTAGTATCTGTTTCAAATGCTAACTCCCCTTCATATAAAACAGGATTAGCGCATGTCCAATTAGCTGACGTATCTCTTCTTATTTGTATTCTTGCCATATATTATACACCAAATGCATTTCCACCATCTATAGAAGGTATTGACGTTAGATATCCTACATCATTCACTAAATCACTAACATTATCTCCAGGCTGTACTGCTGTATCAGCTAATTGACCTTGAGAAGCTAATGCAAACAATGATGAGTCAAATAATATTCCATCTAAATCTGAATCTGTTAAATATCCTGCATCATTAATTAAAGTACTTATTAGTTCATCACTTAAATTATCACTTGTTAAAATATTACTAGGTAAACTACCAGCAGTTAAATAACCTTGTATGCTATGATCACCCCACCCATAAGCTGTATTCCAATTACTTATATTTGTATTAGTAATTGTTGCTGCAGGACTTGCAGAGAATATTGGATCTGTTTCTGAAAAACTTGTAATATAACCTGCATTATTATTTAATAATGTAATATTATCGCCAGGTTGTATAGCAGTATCTGCTTTAGCACCTTGAGCTGCAGTGGCAAAATCACTTGCTTGTGCTACCAAGTAACCTGCATTATTTACTAAAAGAGATATATTAGAACCTGGTTGTACAGCAGTATCTGCTTTAGCACCTTGAGCTGCAGTGGCAAAATCTGTACTACTAGCAAAGGCTGCAGTTCCTAAATTAGGTTTATTTTCTAAATCTCCATAATCACCAGTTCTTGCAACAGGATGTAAATCTCCTGTAAATACACTTGCTCCCTGATATTGTGTGGTTGTACTTCGTTCATTTCCTGCATTTCCAGGTGCGCTGTCGCTAATATTAGGATCATCAGGACTAGTTGTAATACTGCTTTTAGCATCTAAAACACCCTGTTGTACTATGGTTTCATATCTAATTATGTTTCCACAATAGTCATAAACAGGCTGTTGTTGTGTAAGCAAAGCTTCATAATTACTGGGATTTTTTAATAAATCCATCATTTCAGGTTCAACAAGTAATTCAAAAATATTTTTAAAACTTCTTGTTTCTAAACCTGCTGCTTTAAATTTTGCAATTTCATCTGGGGTGTACATACCGCCAGCTGTTTCATCTTCCAGTTTAGTACCTCTAGTATCCATTGTTGATACTTGACCTATTACTGGATATCCTCCTAGCTTACTAAATGTAAAACTCAAACCACTGGCGCTACCCAAGCTTAAACTTACACTAGTTGATCCTGGGTTAGCCATGCCTATACCTATGCTTCTAGGTATGTTAAATTGACTACTACACTCTCCTTGATGTAAGCTACTTCCTCCAGGACTGTAGTTTCCGTTAATTAATCCTTCTAGACTAATTAAACTAGCCAAATCATTAGCTACACTATTTAAACTTCCTATTAAATCATCTATAGCAGTTTGGGCAAAATTTCCACTTAATATATCGTCTAAATTATCAAAAACATCCTTAAGAGCACCTGCGTTCAAACTACTTGCATTAAATGATCCGTCTAATCCAACACAAGCACATAAATTATCTGGTAAAACGTTTCCTAATGCATTTATAGCAGCATTACCACTACCTAAAAAGCTGCCAAATGCTTGTTGTATCATGTTAGGAATTGCGACTGGATTTACAGGAGCAGCACAAAAATTAATCATACTACCAACAGCCGCAGCTTCGTCGATAATACTATTTAATCTACCTAGAACACCGTCTATATTTGTATGATCTTGGAATGCTGACATAGCATCAGCGGCTGCTTGGAGAGCTTCTCTAAGCGCACCTTGTATAGGATTTGTTAATAGATCTCCTAATGCTGCACTTAGACAAATTTGTAGGTTGGGTAGCTGTAATCCTTGTCCTGCGAGAAGAGCACAAATAATATCTTTTAAATTATAATCTAGCTCTGCTTTTACTGCAACAAAACCAGAATCTCCTAAAAGGGTTTGATCTATATGATGCGTAGGACTTATATAATCATTAAAGTCTTGTAAACCCGATTTAAAATCTTGAAATGTTGCCATTAATCCTAGACACCTATAATAGAACTGGGACTACTTACACTTATCCCAGTTACTGCTTCTAGGTATTTATCTGCAATCTCTTTTATAGTTGATACCTTTGCTACTACTTGACTCTTGTTTATTTTGATCTTTTTTGATGATCCAGTTTGTATCCAAGGAATCATGGCCATTCCCTGTGAAGTTGGTGCAATACTTATGCATTGTTCACATTCTATTGTGGATTCATCTTCATTTAAGATCCTGGTAATTACCTCGTCTCCTGATTGCATTTTTAATGTAACTACTTCTGTATTTTTCTCAATTAACATATTCTCCTTATAATTCAAAATTACTAAATGATTTCATATCTACATCTTGTTTAATACCACCTATAACATAGCTCTCTACTTCTGTTTCTTGAGGAGCTACTTGTACATCCTTACTCTCAAACCAATGTGTAGTCCAAGGTAATGGATTTTGTGTAAGAGGCCTATCGAAAATAGGTTCAATACCAATGGATTTTAACCTCCGGTTTGCCAAATATTCAATATATTCTGCAAGTAACTTTTCATTTAATCCAATAATACTACCCTCTTCAAACAGATATTCTGCCCATTTCTTTTCTTCGTTTACCACCTGTTTGTAAATATCTTTTACAGAAACTTCGTGTTTTTTAACTATATCTAACATACCAGGATCATCACCGTTGTTCCAATGTTTAATAATATTTTGACTAATAGCTAGATGTTGTGTTTCGTCTCTTGCTATAAAACTAATTATTTTAGCAGAACCTTCCATCTTTTTCAATTCACCAAAAGCGAAACTACAAGCAAAACTAACATAAAAACGCAAACCTTCTAGAGCATTAACTGTTACCATAGCCAAATACATTTTTTCTTTTAGTGTATTTAAATCTCCTGCACCTGCTTTATATTGATCTGCATAATTTAGGAAATCGTCATACATTCTAGTTACGCTATTTGCTCTAGCCAAAATTTCTTTATCGTCTAAAATACTATCAAACACTTCACTAGGATTTGCATATACATTTTTAATTATGTGTGTATAACTTCTGCTATGGATTGTTTCAAAAAAGTCCCAAGTAATAATACAACTTTCTAACTCAGGTAAACTACAAAAAGGTAAAAAAGCAAGAGCCGGTCCTCTGCCTTGTACACTGTCTAATAGTATTTGATATTTTAGATTACTTGTAAATATACGTTTTTGCTCAGGTCTAAATGTCAGATAATCTGCTCTATCTTTTTGTAAACTTACTTCTTCTGGACGCCAAAAGAAACCTAGTTGTTTTTGAGTAAGTTTATCAAAATTAGCATATTTGTAGGTATCAAAACGTTGTATATTTTGAGATTCACCAAAAAACATAGGTTGTTTAGTAAAGTCTACACTATTTTTATTAAAGACGGTATTTATATTGGATTTTTTTAGATTGTACATGCTTCACACTCCTCTTGTTCTTTGGGTAATTCTACCAACGGCAGTTTCGAATCCTCTTCTGCTTCTCCTTTGCTATCATATGTATTTTGGTAGTAACTTGTTTTCCAACCAAATTTATATGTTTGCAATAAATCATTTAATAATACACTCATAGGTACTTCGTTGTCTGGGTATTTTGTAGGATTATAACTCCAGTTTCCACTGATTGCTTGATCAAAAAACTTTTGCATTACGCTCACTACTTTGATATACCCTTCATTGCTTTCTTGTTCCCATAACAGATCATAATTATTTTTTAAATAAGTATAACCTGGAACAATTTGCTTTAGTGTACCTTTTTTGCTTTTCTTTACTGTGAGATAGCCTCTAGGAGGCTCTATTCCATTTGTTTCATTACACACTACACTAGAGCTTTCACTGGGCATTTGTGCTGACAGTGTGCTATGTCGCAATCCGTGCATGTGAATATCATCACGTAGTTTTTGCCAGTTCATTTTTAAATCATTAGGAGTAATTTTGTCTACATCTGTTTTATAATGATCTATAGGTAACTGCCCTTGACTATATTTTGTTTGGGCAAATGCTAAACAAGCTCCTTTTTCTTGAGCCAGCTGATTACTTGCTTTTAGTAATGAGTACTGAAAACATTCTGTTAATTCATGTACTAACTTCCAAGCTTCTGGATCACTGTATTTTACTCCATTTTTAGCCAAGTAGTGAGCAAGTCCAATGTATCCTATTCCCAAACTTCTGCGATTTTTTGTACTACGCTCTGCTGCAGCAACAGGATAATCTTGGTATTCTATAATCTCATCTAGCGATCGCACCGCTAAATCACATAAATGTTCTAGTTCATTGTTGTTTCGCAAGTTACCTACATTAATAGCACTCAAAATACATAAAGCTATTTCGCCATTAGAATCATCAATGTGTTGTATTGGTTTTGTAGGTAATGTAATTTCCTGACACAAATTACTCATTCGAACAGGATCTATGAAACTACTATGACTGTTACAATGGTCAATATTCATAATGTATACACGACCTGTTTCTGCTCTTTCTTTTAGTAAATCCCCAAATAGTGTTACTGCATTTATAACCTTCTTTGGTATTTTGTTATCTTTTTCATATTTTTGATATAGCTTATCGAATTCTTCGTTATTTCCAAAAGCTTCATATAATCCAGGTACATCATGAGGTGAGAAAAGGGTAATATCTTCCCCTTTCAACAATCTTTCATAAAATATTTTACTGATTTAATGAGTGAATCTGTAGAACATAATTTCATTGTAGGAATTTACGATCCCAATCCACGGGCTTTTGATCTCTTTTTCGGTGTAACCCAGTTCTCTCAATATCTCAAAGGTTTGCTGTCCGAGCATGGGGGCCGCACACCGGATGATCCCCGACATCCGGGAGAACCTGGGACCGACTCCCGGCAGCTTCACCGGCCCGAATTCCGGGTCATGGATCACCACAAAATGGTTATTATCATCGCAATGACGGTCCTTCAGCACGGCCTCGGAACTCTGGGCCTGAACCGCGGGCACACTCGCCT